AGATATGTGTGGACGAAAAAACCCCCCTGAAAAGGGGGGTTTTAGTAGGCTACGAAAGGTTACTTTCCCCCTTCGGGGGAAGGAGCCTTCCCGTCGCCAGCGTTTTGGGGCGCGCTTTGGGAAGGCTCCTTAGGAGAAGGAGGGGGGTCTATTAGACCCAGTTCGACAAGCCTTTTAGCGATGCCGGCATTGTCTTTAGAGAGTTCAATAGCATGTAGCATGTTTTGAGGTTTATTTTCAAATTCGGCGCGAACAGAAGAAGGCAAGCGCTCGAATTGTTGATTAGCGAAGACGACTTTATTAAGCATGTCTTGATAGGTTCCAGCTTCAGGAAGCTTGGGTATAGGTTGACGAGAAGTAAGAACAGGCAGTTGTCCAGTTTTATATGCCTTAGCGACAATATTATTTATATCGGAATGAGTTTTTTCAGATTGAACGGCTTTAGTTTTACGATCGTCAGGGATAACAGTTTGAACACGGGTTCGAGCATATGCTTTTTTAATTTTCATTTTTACTTTCCTTTTTTGAACGGGTTGTAATAGTCAAGAGAATAAACACCTTTTTTGCGATTTTCTTGAATAGCGGCTTTAATTTTATCACCAATATTCCAAAGATCATTCATATTAGTTTTAATACGAGACGCAGCATTAGATGTAATTCCATGGAAGCCTTGAGCAAGATTGCCAAGATTTTGAGTAATATTTCCGATGTTACCAGAGTTGCGGGCTTCAGCAAGATTTTTTACACCTTGAGTTTTAGCAGCAGTAGCATTGGCTTCTAAGAGCTTAATTTCAGATTCAAGTTTTTCGTTATTTAGACGCATTTGGTTAGCAGCAGAAGCAGACGAAGAATAATGAGCATATTCAGAGCCAGAGGATGGAGTAGCAACGGCTTGAGCAGATCCACCAATAGAGGGTGCACCCTTCATAGCAGAAAGAATGGGGTTAAGGCCAGCTTTTCGCATGTCCTCAACTTCCCATTGATGGCGGTTTTTTAATTGTCTTTCAGTAAAAGCATTAGCCTGAGCAGCTTGAGCAGATGCAAAATTACGTTCATCAGCGACACCATCACCAAACAGACCGCCAACAGCACCAATGCCACCAGCAATTGAGGAAACATTTCCCGCAACGCCAGCAACTTTCCCGATAGCTTTGCCAATGCCGGAAAGAAAGCCCATATTACTTTTTGCTCCGAGGAGTTGAAAGACCTAGAATGCCGCCGACGACGACACCAACGAGAGTATAAATTGCGTCCCAATTTGCAATAAACCAATCCATTATCTATTCCTTATAATTAAAGTAAAATCATCAGGTAAGCGTAGAAAAAGACGATCAAGGGCATGTTGAGAGTGTAACAGACCAAGGTCGTTTACGTCAAGACCAACGAGTATGCAGCCTCTAGTATCTTTAATAGTATTTCCACAGTGAATAAGAATGCCATCACGATCACGAACAGAGGGAAACCGGAAGCAATCACCAAACTTAGAAGACAGACTTTTGCAAACAGAGTAAGAGCCCGTTGGAATACATGAAATATTCCTAGCGTTATCGAGCCAAGGAAGTTCAAGGGTATGGCATAACGGGCGATCATCATAGTGTATAATACCTCGTGTGAATAAATTTGAATTAACAAAGCGAGTTAGAGTAATCATGGCATAACCTCATATTGTTAGAAGCGATTATTTAGCATAGGTACAGAGTAAGTAGGCATGACGCGAGAATGACGAACAATCATGTAAGCGTCAAGACGAATGTCGGGCTCGTTTTCGACAGCAAGTACCCGATCAATAGGGGTGTTGCAAGGGAGAAGAGTTTCGAGAGTAGGAGCAGCAGAAAACTCCTCAGAAAGATGCCATATGTCAAGAGACTGTGCATCATTAGAACGCATTTTGCCAGTAATCATATTTTTACCGAAACGAAGTTCAGACCAGCGTTCTTGATAGCCAAGAACATGATCATCAGTAGCGGCCAGAGAACCTTGAGCATAAATTTCCTTAACAAGAACAGGTTGCTCACCAAGGTTCGCAAGAGCAGGCATATAGAAGTCATAACGGGTACGACGAGAATGAGAACGATGTAAGCCTTGTTGATAAGTAAGATCAGAAACAACAGAGCATAGAACAAGAAGGTCACAGTGTTCAACAAAGGATTTGAAGAATTTTAGAGAACCGGTAACCTGACCAACGGCGCCTAGATCACCGAGCGCAGTAGTTCCGGTCTCAGAAGTTTGAGGTAGAGGAGAGATATTAATAGGGAAAGATTTACCCCCCAAATATTCAGGACGCTGTAAGCGAGAATCCGGCGAAGTAACGCCGAAGTGGGCACGAAGAATTTCGAAATAACGGGTTCCACCCCGGGCATCAATTTGAAGAAGCTCTTGAAGAGCGAAAGCTTGATAGAGATCATAGATAGTAGGTGCAACAGCATTTGCAAGGTCAGCACGAACATTAGGCCAGCCAGCATGGGCAGGGTCTTCTTCTAAGAAGACAGTAGTAGAAGAAGCAGCAGGGTTAATACCAAGAGCATTGTTAGCCCAGTCTTGCGTAGTATTATAAGAACCAGTTTCACGAACAGTAGAAGAACCGGTGGGAGAAGTGTAAGAAGCTTCGACACGAGTACCAATACCGAGAACAGGAGCAGAGACCCCTAACGGCATAGATACGGGGTCACCTTTTTGAGGATTAGGCAAGCAGGAAGTGAAATAGTCATGAGGTTTGTTGCGTTTACGCAGAACATAATCAGTAAGTGTATCAGGACCATCGTCTTTATCGACGACAGGGGAATCTTGCCAGTTTTGATCGCGGTAGTAGTCTTTCCAGACAAGATTATAAGAACGGTGAAGAGAGCCATCAATACGAAGATCAGGGATTTTTGTAGGATAGCCAAGATAGTCCCATAGAGACTCATTAGCAACACCAGTAGTGGCAGTGGTTACAATATAAGGGCGAGAGAAATCAATAGAATCGTCAGGATCATCACGTTCGCCTTGAAGTTTAACCCAGTTAGTTTGAGTAAGACGATAAGGGACAGCGAAAACTTCGACCATAACGCGAAGATTGTCCATAAAAGGAGTAATAGGAGTAGTCAGACGACCAAGGATAGTAAGATCGGCGTCATAAGTATCACCGGGAAGAATTTCATCATTAAGAATAGGATAGAGATAATCAACATCAATAGTAGTTTTATTAGTAAGAATGCGCTTGAAAGTAGAGCGCGGCATCTTGGCTTGAGGATAGCGCGAGAAGGAATGAGAAAGAACGGAAGGAAGAGAGTTTTGGCCGAGGTTACCGAACATTTGAAGAATCCTTTTTTAAGATAGCTATTAAAGCGAATATATGACGATATTGATAAACAAATTTTTCATTGTCAAGAGGTACGGCTTGAAAAGAAGCAAGCATTTTTAAAGTTTTTTCAAGAGTACGAATTTTAGAAGTTTTAAAGAAGATCATGGCATTTCCTTTCAGCAAATAAGGTTGAGCAGTTTTAACCCATGCTCAGGGGATCACCTACCGAAGGTTATGCCGAAACAGCGGTAGGAAGAGGTTTACCAGAACAAATTTCAGAAGTTTTATTGTTCAAGATAGAGATAGACTTTTCATCAAAGTCACCAAGGAAGTGAAGAGAGAAGTCTTGAGGGTGAGTACGGAAGAGAGAACCTTCCTGAGAATTTTGAAGTGCATCATAAAATTGACGTTCGGCTTCGCCAACAGTAGCACAGCAAAAGATATTGCCAGCTTTTTCAGAGACACGATCAAAGATAGTAAAGATTTTCATTTTAGATTTCCTTTCGGCAGAGTTTTGAGACTTTTTGCTGAGCGATCATTTCACGAACAGCAAGTCGTTGAGGGGTATTATCAGGAGAGTTTTCAGCTTTGTCAATACGAATAAATTTATTTTCCTCAACGGTAAAAGGATCAATTTGAGAAAGTTTAATATCATAGTAGCGGGGAGGTTTTATACGAAGTTCCTTAAACAACACAGCATCATTGTCAAGAACTTCTTTAGGATAAAGGTCTAGCCAGCCTTTACCAATGCCACCGGTATTAAGTTTTTTTGAACCACGGGACATATTATTATATTCAGGAATAAGAGGAACAATTTCACCATAAGATGAAATACGTTCATAATGTTTAATTTGAGTAATAGGGTCATCGGCTTCAGCCATATCACCGGTAATTTTTTTCATAGAATAACGGGCAGTGTAAGCAGCAGAATCCGAGGTTAATTCAGAGATAGTTGCCCAGCCCATGAATAAGCCCGTATCAGGATCAGTCCAAAGATCGTCAAGGGCATCAGAAGTATAGTGATAGCAGCCATTGATAGTTTTAAAGAAACGCTTATCAGAGAAGTCATGATTAAATAAGCATACATGGTAATGAGGGCGACCACGCCAAGGATAATAATTTCCACAAGAGCACGCATTTTCAGATTTATTACAGAAGAAGCAAGTTTCACCATATTCAGCGCAATAGAAATAACGGATACCCTCGCCATATTTTTTACGAAGACGTTTGAAGAAACGAGTAATTTCAGAATCCTGTCCACGTTGAACAGAATAGGGATTAGGGCGAGTATAGAGATAATCATCGTTGAGAGTAAGAGTAAGCCAGCAATTATCCCAATAGAGAGAGGCTTCATGCATACAACGAACAGCCCACTCACGAGATTTAGCCAGGCGACAGCCGACACAGCGGCCGCATTGGGTTTGAAGATCAGGAGTAACACCATTACAGACTTTAGGGTCATATTTAAAGAGCAATAATTTTTTGCCCTTATCAGTAGTTTTTGTGGGGTGTATCCAGCAGTCAAGGGGGTGATAGCAAGGCAAGAGAACCTCCGGTAAGTGAGAATAGGTTAAAGGCGCAAGCCACCACGAGAAGGAGTAGGCATAAGATTTAGCTAGTTGATGTTCATAGCGCCAGCCGTAAAGACTTTACGGGAATGGTTTTTCGACATCGGTTTACGTTTCATAGATAATCACCTCCTTTAGAGTTAAGACACTATAACAAGGTTTTTAGTGTCAGTACACACATATACGACAAGAAAAGATATGTGTGGACGAAAAAACCCCCCTGAAAAGGGGGGTTTTAGTAGGCTACGAAAGGTTACTTTCCCCCTTCGGGGGAAGGAGCCTTCCCGTCGCCAGCGTTTTGGGGCGCGCTTTGGG